ATCAGTCAAAACACCATCATCAATATAGATATTTTTTATAAATTTATAACTTTCATAAATATCCTGATTTGTCATCTGAATGTCCACGGCTGAAAGTGGCAAATATGGATCCAAATCAAATTTAAATCTCTGACGGGATTGATTCAAAAGAACATAATTATTGTTTATAAGTTTGCTTATGCTTTTGTTGAATGTAAGACTTTGTGAATATTCTTCATTTTTTATGTGTATTTGATCTTTTGAAAATATATCAAAATCATAAGAATAAAGCATGTTATTGGTTGTGTTAGGTTCAAGAAATCTGAAAAATTGACCTGCTGTGATGTTATATAAACTTGTTAAGTCTGTTCTTGAAAATAATAACATACTATCCCTATCACCATCCAAATACAAATCAAATGCTTTTAAATTATAATATTGAATATTATCTTTTGAAAGATCAAATTTTCCAATCTTTGTTGTTGGGCGGGAAAAATATTTTTTATAAACTGATTTATTTGTAAGAATATAAAAAATATTGGTGTTTTGTTTACTAAACAAATATTTTATCGCATATTCGTTGGTTGATGTTTCTTCAGAAAAATCAATAACCTTGTATGAAGAATCAGCAATGTTTACAATTATAATTTTATTTTCTTTTGATAATAATAGTATTTCTGTTATTCCTGTAAATTGATTTTTATGAAGTTTGATATCAACAATCGTATACAAAGAAAATAGATTTTTTAATATTAAAGAATATCTCCAATTCAATTGATCGTCAAAAAATTTCAAACATGAATTTCCGCTATCCATAACAACAAGAGTAGAAAGATAAAGATCTGCTGCATAAGGATTGTTGAATTCATTGTTGTCATAGCGACCACCTTGTCCGCCTATGATTTTTTTCAAATAACGTTTGTTGAATTTTACATTTTCACCTCCGATAAAACCTTCAACGTCATATAAAAGAACCCGATTATTGGTTGAATCTATTACATAAAGATCGTTCCCATTCAAAACCAAATCAGTAATATTTCCATTCTTTAATTGTGTTTTTTCATCTATATAAATGCTTGAAAGAATAACATTAAATGAAGAATATTGATTATCAAATTTTGTGAAAATTATAGTATCATCTGAAGATCCAATCAAAACAATGTTTTGACCATCTGTTGTGGGTGAAACAACGAAATCTTGAATATAGTCTAATCCACTTAATCCGATATCTTGGAATCTTCTAGCACTTGTATTTGGAACAATTGTAGAATTCCATGAAGGAGGTATAGGTCCACTGAGGATACTACGATTTAAACCTAACCAAGATGTGTATGAATATGGAATTTGGTTTGTTAAAATTTTTGTTCGAGAGTAAAGATACAAAAGATTTTCATACAAATAATTAAAACGGATATTAATAGCCCCTGCGACGCTAAGTTCATTAACAGGAATTTGAATTTTATCAAAAGCATAAGGAAGAGATATAAAATCTCCCACAACCCGATCAAAAATAAGATTTTCTTGTTGGAAAGATGAATCTATGGTTATCATATGTTTTCTCTCCAAACAATATTTTTAATTTGCGTCAAATAGGGGAAATTATTCAATATAATACTATTCAATTGTTGTTGTATGTATGCTTTTGCATTAGGATCTGTTATTTTTGAATTATTTATAGAAATATCAACAGCAGGAGACTTATGATAAGGAATCCTTTGCCTAAAAAATTTCTCAATTGTATCTGTATAATTTCGATTTTCTGCTGGAAGATTCAGCATCAAAGGTTGAATATTTTTTGAATATTTCTGAAGAAAGCGTATGGGATAATATTCCAATGCTTTTGTGAAGAAAAATACATCTTTTATTTCAAGATTTTTTATTGTGAAAGCGTCACTTATTTTTAATTTTTCATATAGATTAATTCCAGCAAAATATTGTGTGGCACCATAAGTGAAGGGTTCACTTATGATTTGGCTTAAAATATACTTTCCTTGTTGAAAGGTTTTTGAGTCAACAATTTGACCGTCTACAAACAAAATACAATTGCCGTTAACAGAATCTAAGGTAAGAGCAAATTCATGATTTCCAAATTTTAGCTGAGAAGCGTCAAATTTAAGATTTAATTCTTCTGGATTTTCAGAAGGATAAATGTTTGGAAGATTAATGCGAACTGAAATAGTGTTTTTAGGATAACTTGCATCTAAAATTTCATGGTTGTAAAGAGAATTTGTGATGGGAGAGAGCAGACATCCAGACAAAGGATGATTAAATGCTACAGGATTTTCATTAACTTGAAATGTTTTTGTATTAATTGTAGCTATTGTATTTGTGGAAGAACAAACGGCATAAATGGTTGTTGTATTTTCCCCTTTGATATATGAAGATCCAAAATCACTTGCAATTACATTTTGTGCACTCGTTGGTAAACTGAATGTTGTAATAACAAATCCTCCAGAATTATGCACATAACATGTGGATTTATTATCAAAAATAAAGAAATTTTGATTATCATCCACTGTAAATGTCATGATATTTCCACTTGTGTTATAAAAACGAGTTTCGATAATATTTGTGGCTACATTCCATTCAAGAATTTCACCATTTGATTTGTAAAAAATTCGCACACCATCACGAATCTCTGCATCAGTTCCGTCGATAATATAAACCGCAGAACCTATTCGCTTTATGGATTGTGCACTTACCATTGGAGTTGTTGAATAAAAACTAGTAAAATTGTTGAAACCTAATTCTTCTGTTCTTCGATTATATGAAACAAAATCTCCTTGCGGAGAAACAAGGAAAAATGTATAAGTTTCATCAGAGAAATTGGATATAGTGGAGGATAATGGATTGTATTGTGTACTATCGAAAATTGTATTTTGTGAGTTTATTTGGAATAATTCACCAGTTTTATCTAACACAAAATAATCATCTAAACTTTCCAATTGAACAGTATTGATTAACGGATTATTAAATGTGATACTATCAATCAAACTAAATTCTTGATTATAAATATACAATTTATTATCACTTATGATTCTAATAAATGGAGTTACTGATCTATCTGAATAAATTCCAAAACCTGTGTTTTTATAATTACCTATAATTTCATGACCAAAAGGATTATCAAAACTTTTACTTCCTAATGTAAACAAGAACGAAAAGCAATTATCAAAAGATTTGCTATTAATAGTTTCATTAATTCCATATTGACTTCCTGAAAATTTGTACACTCCGTTTTCAGAAGCCAACACAGTTCCATTTGTTTGTAAATATTGATCGATACCTTTGAATAAAATGCTCGAATTATTTTTGTTTATGTATTCGTCAATATCATTTTTACCTATTCGGTAGTAAGCATAAAGAGAATATGGTTCAAAAGTCATTTGACTTTTTATATCAAAAATTTCTGTGGGTGTTGATGATTGATTTGTTATACAATCATAATAACTTTCATAACTAAAAACATCATTTGCAGAAAAAGCTGTTTGTCTGGTTGTTTTGTTCGGAAGGAAATATCTGTCATACCAAATTGGTCTTATAGTAGGATCGCAAGAACCGCTCAACCAAGAACAAAGCCACGTTCCATTAACTTCTCCATGAGGATTACCAAAGTTTGAGGTATCTTTGTAGTTTGAAAGCTTTTTCCATATTTTATCGGAAAATTCAGGTGTATCCGAATAAATGGCACCGGATTCAGTCAATGATGAATCATTTATGTTAATGAAATTATATTCACCCATATCTAAAGGGGTGTGAAAATAGCTTATTTTTCCAGGAGCAAACAGATATTCATTTATTTTACTCAAATAATTTTGAGAAAATTTTAAGTTTCCTTTTTCTTGAAACGATCCTGTATTTAAAGAAACATAGTTTCGCACTTGCTTATTCTCCTCCACGGAAACATTTTCTGATTTTGGAGTAAGAGGATTTTTTTCTGTAAAGAAATTGTATGGTATTTCTGCAGAAGTTATGTTATTGAATTCAGAATGAAAAACAATTTGATTTTTAGTATTTTCGGATTTTGAACAATCAACATTAAGATTGTTTGTATTAAATTCTTTTGTGTATGAATACCAAAAAGAGGATAATGTAGAAATCAAATTAAATTTTATTGGAAGAATATTAAAAGTATTATCTACTGTAAACTGAATATCACTTCCGCTAAGAGGTAAAAAAGTAAGAGAAGACGATGATCGTGTTAATGTATAGACATTATTATTTTTTCTGTAAAAAAATGTTATACAGTTATTAATGTTATCAAAAATATATTCAAAAGCCTGTTGATAGAGACTGTTTGAATTGAATATGTCACTTGAGCCAGAAAGAAGATAAACATTATTGTTTAAAAAGTTTAAATTTAGATAATATTTATTATTATAATATTCATGAGAAATTCTGCACAAATTGTTGGGAAGAAAATCTATTTCAAAATAGTAATTAGGATTTTTTCCTCCAAAAAAATTATTTGTGGTAATATCCAAATAATTTGATGAAACTGTAGGATTGATAGACCAATATCTTTGAGATGATTCTTTTATTGCATCTATACCGTTGCTTATGTATGTTACAAACCCATTTCCTTTTTGTGCTGGATTCATCAAAGAAAATGATTCTTCAAATTTAATTGAAGATGTCAAAACCATATTGGAATAATTGTTATTTTTTTGATCGTATGATTTTGAAAAAAATTCAGGAAAAGCAAAATTCATGCATGAATCACTGAAGATCTTTTGTTGAACTGTGTCCAAATCCCTGTCTTGAACATAGGAAACTCCCATGTTCGACCAATTATTTTTATCAAAAACTCTGACAGGCATAAAATTATTTATTAATATATCGGGGCAACACAACTAATTGGAACCAAATAAGTTGAGTTGAATACATCAACTCCTATCATTATATCATTGTTTACAATTGTTATAAGGGCACAATATGCGGTTAATGGAGGTATATTTGGATATATTGGCTGAGTTGTTAAAGCAGGAACAATTGTAATTGCAAATTGAAGAGGTGGAAGTTCAGGACGCACAATAACAGGAGGAATAAACAAATAATCACCTGTCCCCAAAACACCATAATGAATATCCAAAAGTTGTGAACCTTGCAAAGTTAGTAGATAATTTCTGTTATCATCCAATAACTGATAATTCAAAATTTTATAATCTAAAATAGGATTAATTATGCTAGGTTGTGTTGCACTTAAGTGAACAACAAATACATCCACATAAAAGTTTTCCCGATAACAGCTGATGATTGCTGTATGGGCAGTGATGAAATCTTCTCCGGTTTCATAAATTCCTGTAATCGAATCTAGTCTAGTAGAATTAGGATTTGTTAAATCTATGAATTCTTCAACATATTGATTGTTAATATCCGCTGTTATTTTTTGTATTTTATATATTGTTTGATCTACACCAGATAACGAAAATGTTATTTGAACAGGTGCTGTGAACAAAAATTCATCCTGTTCGTATCTGTGTATTACAATATTTTCAGATGCTGAAAATGTTGAAGTGTTTGTATAAGCAGATAATGGCAATGCAGAAAGCGATGGAAGTGCACTCAATGAACGGAAAGTTCCAGAACAAAGAACATTAGTATATGTAAAATTATATCCAAATAACGGATCACGATAAACATAACCGTCAATTGTTCCATAACTGACAAAATTTTCTCCCGCCGTCAAATAAATTGTTCCTGTGTTATATTTCATTTTATATTCCTGTTAATGGACAAACCATAGGACTCAAGATATCCAATCCATTGATTGAATATAACGGTATGCTGCTATCTACGATTTCTACTAATGCACAATATGAACTCAAAGGAACAATCGGAGGTTTGGGGCATTGTATTGTCAAAACATATCCACTCAAATCTATCTTCTTCAAGAAAGAAACTGGTAACGGTGTCAACAATTGAATGACACAAGGAGGAACAACAGGTGCAGGAACATATGCAGGATTGCAATTTAAATTATAAACTGATATTCCATTTGTTGATCGTGCAGCCAGAATTTTACCTTTAATATCCATGTTAGATCCCAAACGAACATTAGGAGTTAGGGATATAGGAGGATATGTTTTTAACAATAATAATGATTCGTTAGATTCTGAATAGTCATAAATATCGATCAATCCTGCATTTGAATTGAGCGAAACTGTATTTCCAGGACGACTAATACCTAATGTTGTGTCACTGATTGAAATAGCGGAACCATATTTTGCATCAGGATTATCTCCTGCAGAAAGCTGAATGGAATATGACCATACGTTTGTGGTTTGATTTTTTGTAAAAACAAAAACAGCACCATCTGAACTATATAAACAACCTTTATAAGGGGCACTTATTGCGGCAAAATAATCACCCATTGCGATTGAATAACCAAATCCTTCAGAAGCATTTGATATGGCAGAAAGATAAAATACACTGCTATAATTTCCTAAACCATCATTTTCAAATATTTGTGCAGATCCATCGATATAAGATATGATACCTTGATTGTTTTTAAATTTAATATTCGTTGGAATTGAAGAAAGAGTTGTAATTGATGAATAGTAATTCCAATCATAATTGTTTCTTTTGTATATTTCTACTGAGGAAAGAGTAGAAAGAAACACATAGTCATTGTCTATGCTTCCATGAAATCCGAATCCAGAAACATTATTTGAATATACAGTATATTCTTTTACAACATTTCTTCCTAAATTTCTATAAATGTCAACAGAATTATTAAGTGTATTTCTTACCAGTAAGTTATCATTAGAATTGTCCAGGAAGTTTTCAATAATTGAAGCATCATAATTTATTATTTGACGTTCATCATAAGGAGCAGTGCTTGAAGTGGTGAGAATATAATCATTAAAAGACTTATTTCCTGATTTTTCAGAAAATAAATTATTAGAACCTAAAAACAATTTTGAAGTTTGACCAACACTAAACACATTTGTTCGTATAAATTGCAAACAGGTGGACAATGTAGAATCTAAAATATTGTCCACATTCTGTTCAAACCCATAACAATCAAATTCTTTAATTTTGAAAACTGTAGTATCATCAGGAGAAATAAAATTACAGGCTATTCGATATGAAGTTTGTTTTCTTTTATCCAGATAGGTTTGAGTCAATGTTACAAAATTATCCGGAGAAATCATTTTTTGAACTTTAACTAAACGGCCATGTTCCGTTAAAACAACACGAATTGTTGTGTAAATTGCATTATTTTCAGTTGTATAATTTTGACCCAATACAATATTAGACAATGATGAAAGATTTTCAGTATAAGTTAAAAGAGGATAGTCATCAAATTCTGGACCCCTAATAGCTATTGTATTTGGATTGTTTTTATAATCACCATCATTTCTTCCGTCACCTTTTTTGGAAAATTCTCCTGTAACGTCCAATCCAATACCCATATATGCCCCTTTTAAACCTTCATATCCTGTATATGGCGAATAACCTAATGATCCATTTATTCCTCCACCATATGGTGAAGACAAAGAATCTTCATAAAATGCAATCGATATTCCTCCTGAACAGGACGATACTGGATTAAAAATAGAAAAGGTCAACGATGTCGCAATATCATGGCGACTATCGAATGATTTTTCGTTATATATCCTATTGAATTGCATATAAATTATTTAATTGTAAATTTCCTTTGTCATCTTGGATCTATGTAAATCACATGTTGTCCACTGGCAACATAGGTTATTGAGAAGATATTCACGCCATCTTGTGCTGTTATAGAGTCATTAATTGTTGTAAAATAATGTTGATTTGATCCGGAGAAGTCATAAACCAGAGTTCCGTATACATCTCTTAAGTTTAATTTTGTATTACCTGCAGAAATAGTGAATATATTTGTGATTGTAGAATCACAAACAATAAATGAAGAAACTGTGCTGCTTACTGTCAATGGCTGAGATGCTGCATAATAATAGTTAAAAAACTCAGAAGAAGATGACGAACAAACTAAACTGTTGAAATCTTTTTGATTAGCAACGATTGATGAAGATAGTGATATATGTCTGACAGTTTGTTCTTTTATTCTATCATTATAATTTCTATCATAAATGAATCCACAAGGTTTAAATGATAAGAAATTATCTAGAGCCAGAGTATTAAAAGATCGTTTAAATTTATAATTGTTAAGAATTGGTATGCCATTTTTATTGTAACTTTTTACCAATATACCCATTACCTGAGATTCATGACTAATGTTCATCAAACTTCTGTCATTCAATGAAAGATTGAAGTTTTCCGAACTTAAATTAACAATAAAAGAGCTTAAGCTTTGAATGTTTTCAATTATTGGATAAATTTTTGTAAAATTTAAACTTTGAATATTTGCTGCAAAAACTTTTGGATAAACTATTTTTTTGCTTGTAGATGAATTTTCCTGAAACAATGTTAAAAATGATAGAAATATATTATTACTTTCATCATCATACCAAAAATTTGAATAATTTTCTATGTTAGAATCTGTATTATATTTCTTAAAGTATGTGTTTTTTGTATAAAAACCATTAAATGTGTTTGTGTCAAAATCAAAATTAATTTTATCTAATACAACATAATTTGGTGTTTCCAAAACAATAGTATTGAAAATCAATTCCATGTCTATGATAGAATTTTCAAGTTCGTTTCTTATTATTGTTGGATATTTTATAAAAATTCCACTTAAAGCTGAACTTAAAGGTAAAATTTTTGTATCATCATAAGATCTTACAAAAACCTGTCCGGGTTGAAAATTTTGTTTAACATAAAGAGAACATAACGAAGATGTGTTAGTGTCATACAATGATGTTGCTGATGGAAAACGAACATATGTTGAAACTGCAGAATAACTATTTGTTAATGAATTTTTAAATAATCCATAATGATTACCAAAAATATCAGTTTTATATTTTGTTAGTATTCCTTTATTATAAAGAAGATATTTTTTTCTTTCATCCAATGGATAATAATCATCACCAGAGAATTCAAAAACGTCTCTGTTTCTCCAAATAATATTATCATTCCAAAAATCTTGATAGTCTGTTACTCTAGAAATACCTTCATCACTATCTTCGGATATTTCAGTTTTTCCTGTATAAGCAAAGAATTTGTGAATTTTTGGTTCGGAATATATTTTTCCAAATGCATAATCATTAGACCAATCATAACGATTCCATTGCAAATCAACTTGATAATCTATTCCGCTTAATGTTTGATCGGATAGTGACAATCCAGAAGCGTTTGAGCCAACTTCAGGATCTGGAATTAAAATAACTTCTCCTGCAGACAAAAATCTAGAAAATGAATATTCTTTTTTATATGTGTTCCAGAATAAAATTCCAAGATTGTCTTTTGTGAAAAAGTTACCAATATATTTTTCCCGTTGAGCTGATGTAATTTCAGGTGTATGTGCGACTGTTGGAAATCTTCTGTTTAAAATATTTTGATATGGATATGTTGGAATCAATACATAACTGCTCAAAGGACTGAGAAGATATTGCCCTGATAATCCGACGAGTTTATTTCCCAAATTTCTTTCATACAATTTTTTATATTCATAAACATTTGTATTGGTCGGATCGGAATTATTATCATAATTTTGAAAGTCTCTAGAATCCAAATAAGAATAATTTGTTGTAGAAAGATTGAAATTTACAGTAAAATTAGTCAATCCCAGTTCTTTTAAAAAGAAAGGATATGATTCAATCGCTTCGATAATAGCAGCGTTAAGATTAAAAATAGAAGTATCATCCACCAATGTGGAGTCTAAATTGAAAAATTCTTTTCGTTCAGGGTCTTGAACATCATAGGATTCATACTTAGATCCTGGTTCAATATCAAAATAATACTGTTGTGTGTCATATGCATCATTGATTTGCACGTGAAAATCAGAAAGAACGGATGAAAGAGCAGGCAAACGAACACCAGTGGGTTCAAAATCATTGTTTTGAAGTATGGAAACAATTGCTTTTTTAATTAAAGTTTCAATTCCAAAATCACTTCCACGCAGATTTGATTGAATAACACCAGTGGTTAATGTATCTCTTTTTTGTGCATAATATTGGCATATTTTTTTGATTTTTTTGGTAAAGAAAGGAATTGCAATATCTAAAGATTGATTATCATCAAAATTAATATTAGATAAAAATCTTTTTTCGTCAGAAGTTGTATATTTTAAGCTTATTTCTTTTAATAAATTTATATATTGTAAACGGACAAAAGAAGTTTTATCAGATCTTGAAACATTATAATAATCAAACCATTCATTCAGATATTTGTTGTAAGATGAAATGTAACTAGAAGTATCTGTGCTTGAAATTTTTTGATTTTTAAGCCAATCTATCAAACTATATGCTTGGGAAAAATCTCCTGGAACGTCAGTATTGTCAGGATTTAATACTGAGTTATATGGGATATAATTTTGTAAATTGTTCTCCATAAAATTAATTACCTGAACTTAGTAGTCCTAATCCTAGGGATAATTGATAATTTATCATATTATCTGCTATGTTATTTGTATCAAACCAATCAGGATAAGTGCTGATTGTTTGAGAAATTGTTGTTTTTTCACTATCCCAATCAATTAAATTATTATAAAATAAATTATTATTACCTTCATTATATTCAAAAACATCATAATAACGCGAAACTTCAATTCCTCCGGTAACATCATCACCCAAAACAAGCGGCCATCCCCATGAAGTATTCACATCACTAAGACGAACAACCCGTGTTGAACCGGACAAAAATGCATTTTGAGAAACACCATAATTCGTCAATATTCCATCAGAATAAACTTCACCGAATTTTTCATATAAAACAACTTTTCCTGATGTAGGAACTATAGATGTGCTCCAACTTAATTGTTTTCCAAGATTTTTACCATAGTTAGGATTGGAAATGGTCTGTTTTTTGTCATAATTTGAATCAAAAAGATTTGGAGAACCTCTAAAATAAGAAAGTTTCGTTCCAAGCAAATTAACTAATCTTTGCATATCTGGAGGAAATGGAAAATTATAATTTTGTAAATCCACACCTATGAGTGATTCCATGCTTTGTAATGCTTCTAGTTCATTTGCATCTAAATCTGCATTATTTGAAACAAAGTTTGCTATTTTTTCATAGATTCTTTTACCCAAAGAATTTATAGCACTGTTTTTATCACCAACTATTGGTCCTAAAAATTGATCAAAAAGAACATTTTTGTTTAAAAGAGATTCTTGAAGCACGTATGATTTGATATTTCCTATGGCATCAAAATTTTCATTTATTTTAGCCAAACCATATCCACCACTAACAGGATAAATGTTAAAGGTGTTGCTTTGACCAGTAACTGTTCTTGTTCTTGTATTATAATAATATTTGTTTATCCACCGCATTCCAGTCCAATCACCATAAGCCCTCAAATTAGAAGGATCGACATCATCTGTGTTAATTCTGTTTACATCCACTGTGTTTAAAACTGTAAATGAATTCAAAGGATACAAGTACACACGCCGATCAAAATTATGAACAACCCACAGAATATTTTCAGTATCACAAGCAATTGCATTTATACTTTGATATTCTGTTGTAAGATTTGTTCCACTTCCAACAGAAAATGTAGTGGTATCAGTTCCTGTTTTTACACGTAAAATATCTTGTCTATTATAAGAAGCATATATATTCTGATCTTTATCAACAGCTAACGGCCCCAAACCGCTATAACCACTTAAAGGATAATTTTCTGAAAGATTGCCAGAATTGGATTCATATTTATAAAGAAAATCATTACGGTTGGTAATACTTGAATTGTTATTCAAATATGTCATCACAGTCATGTAGAGATTATTATCTCGATCTATCAACAATTGTTGTGGACTGAATAATGTTGGGTATTCTTTTGCACCTAAAAAGTTTCCATTTGGATCGTATTTGATTAGATATCCCTTCAAAGGATTTGAATATGCTACCCAAATATTACTATCTAAATCAGTTTCAATGCATGATGGTAAAATAGTAGATTCATTCGCATAGAGTCCGCTCAAAGGTCCGAAACCATAATTTAAAAATGCTTCTATAGTAATTCCTGAAAATGCATCTATTGGTTCTCCACTAAATGAATGTAAAATTGAAAAATCAACATTAGGATGTGTTGGATATGCTTCAGCATCAATATAACCTGTATCCCGTTGAATTCTTAAGCAAGAACCAGCTGTATATAATGTTACCCAAGCATTTGCTTGTCCGTCTAATGCAATAGAAGAAGGTGTTGCACCTGAAAGAGATCCTTGAAAATTTTGATATATGACATTTCCATCTGGGTAAATTCTGGGTGCATTAGATAAATCTATATCAAAAATAATTTCTCCGTTTTTCTTTAATTTTAAGATTCTATCTCGGTCAGAATCAGCAAACCAAACTGCATCATCTTCAGAAGGACTTACTGCTATTGCAAACGGATTTTTGATGATTCCTGCAAAAACCGTTGGAGACGATTTTGTTCCTGTTAATTGAAGTGAAATCGTTTCTTTACATGCATCATATTCCCGAAACTTATTGTATCTATAGATATTGGATGCAATGTCTGCATTCGATGTTATTGAAATAGAATAAGAATCTAATCCCTGCCCCAACCAAGCATAAGGCGAATCTTTGGCAAAATATGCAGGATCAAAAATTTTTACAGATGCAGTTAATGCCACATTTTCAACTGCATAAGGGCTATTGAAATATCCAGCATAAAATCCACCAGTTCGATTTATATTTTTTATATTATTATTTTTATAAAAATGTATCCCATCAATTACTTTTTGAGAACATACTGAAATTAAATCACAGGTTAAATCAAAATAATTAGAAGTTCTATCAAAACTTAAAAGAGGATATTGTTTTGTGGTATAATTTTGATCATCTTTTAATTTAATAAAAAATGAAACTGGATAATTCTGCCATTTTATTTTATTGATAACAAATGATTCATCCGTGTATCCTTCTCCATCAATTCCATTTGATGTAATGCTTAATGTTTGTGCCGGATTATATCTAATTTTAACTGGTGTTACAATTGATGAATAATTTATATAAGGAAGTTTTGAAAAATTTTGTGTATAATTTGAATTAGGAATTTCGTTTCTGGAAGGAAACATTGAGAGATCTAATGCGGCATAAAGAAAAACAGGAGCTTCTGATGTTAGATTTTTAGGATATTGATCAACATAATAAACAGTTGTTGTTCCGCTTGTTCCTGCAAACGTTGATCCTTCATAAGGATAGGATGATTCAACTATCTGATTGTTGGATACATAAACATAAATTGGATCAACGGTTGTTACTGCTGAACTTAAAATACCAAATCGATTTTCAAATTTTTCAACAAAAAAGAAATAAGATTGTAAATGTGCCCATGGATCTTTTACATAATTTTCAAGTTGAAGATAATCTGATTTGCTTCCGCTTGCGTAAAAATTAATTGTATATCCTGTGGCAGATACAGAAGGGAATGATTGCCAGGAATTATATCGTATTATTTCAATAGCATCTGAAACCTGACCACTGTTATATGAAGCTATTTTTTCATCATTCAAATAATTGGAATGGATAAAATCGCCCACATAATTAACCGCAGTTACTTGAAAGGTTCGGCATGCTTGAACTGTATTTCCTGCACTAGTGTATCCATAAAATGTGACATCATATACACCGGGCCATGTATAAGAGTGATTTGTACTTAAACTTGTGGAAATTGTTCCGTCCCCAAAATTCCAAAGACCCTTTTGATCGCTTATGGAAAGATTGTTTGAAGATAATGATGCAACAAAAGTAAAAGGGGTGACATCAAGGGTATAGGTGCTTAATGACTCCAAACCTGTGAAGTTTGTTACACTTATGTTTATATAGGTGCATGTCATATGCCATGTTATACTGTCTCAACGACAACTTCTATTCTTTCTAAGAAATTATCCCTATCATAAAGATAAGGGAATTGGAAATAGTCCATATTTATATTTTGTGTAGAAACATTAATATCTTCTTTGTCATATACACTATTCCAATAAAGAATGCTTATTCCATCGGCTTGTAGAACACGACCATCATCTGCTACACGTCTTGTATAGAAATTTTTAATTCCAGTAACTTCTGAAATGGAATTGTTTAGCTTAGTTAAATCTACTGTTTGTTGTAATTTAATATTGTTTGGGTCAAAATAATTTTGGAATATCTTAGCCACCACACTTTTGATTTCATCGTCATTTGTTCGTGAATCCATTCTTTTTACTATTATCAATTTGGTTTGTTTATAAATTTCCTTATCAAGAATTTCAACAGGTAGAGAAATTCCCAAATTAAAAGCCATATAAACCGGATCACTATAAATAACTTCTGAAGAAGTTAATTTGATTGGATCGACAAAAGATTCAATATATTGTTTTTGTGAATCTGTTACAAAATTATTGTTTACTTTTATTGAATTACTCTTTTGTAATTTTGGAACCATATAACAATATACATTATTAAAATTACATGTATCGGCAAATGTTACCTGATTATATAAAACCCGACTTTCTAATGAAGGATATTTTAATCCAATATTATACAAATATTTCATGTGCCCATTCAAATAATCCTTGTTATTCACAACCTGAACATCATGAATAATATTTTTGAAAGTGTTTGAGATATAACTTTTAAAATCTAATGCTGTTATGAGACGATATTGGCGTTTAAATGTATTTGGGGCATTATCCCTCATATTATTAACAGTTTCAGGTTCGCCAAATATTGTGGATGGATCCGTATTTGTAAATGAAATAAACCCTAACTGGGTTGTTGTCATGTAATTAATATTTTCATTTTTGGTATCATTTGTTACATTAGCATAATTCAAACTGCTGTAAGGAAACAAACTGTTACCATTCAATGCACCAACACCTATTTCTCCAGGTGTGCCATCGCTATTCAAATAATAAATCAAAACTTCATCGCCACTATTCAGTTTTTTTCCTGTAACATCATTACCAAATTTTATTTCATAACGTCCATTTTCATTGAATCGAAGTTCGTAAACTTTATCTTGGTTTTCGTTTAAGAATAAATTAGGAACTTGTGTCCACAAAGACCATTTTTGACTAACCTTATCTTTTACATAAACACTCATGGTGAAGTGATCAACAAAAGGTGCATTACCATCCTGATCAACCAAAACAACTCGTACCAATTCATATGGCTCACCAATTGCCGTATATATTGGATATTCAACAAATCTTCCTTGGTAAAGAAGATTATTTTTAGCTAATTGTTCAAGGGACACTCCTGTTGTTTCTGTTTTGGTAAAAGTAACATCCTCTTTGAATCCATAATGAATTCCGTTAACAATAAAATATGAATATCGAGGAATGGTGTATGTTCCTATTGGCAAACTTTCACTTGCATTTGCTTGAAACGAAAGAACGCTTGTTTGATATCCTATCGGTTTATAATCGATAAGCTTAACAATACGATTCATGTTCTCATAAAGTTGAGCTTGAGTGAAAAGACTTTCTGATGATGTTTTGTTCAAATAAAACAACAGAACATGATAGCTGTATGCAATAACATCTAAAAAGCTGTTAAAATTACTGCCTTCAAAAATTTGATCGGTAAACACACCACCTCGGTTTAATTGATCAAGCATCAAGCTTTTTAATGTTTGAGCATCAAATGCAGCATATGCATTTTGCTGCAATGGAAAATCTGTTTTTGAAATTTCGTTTGCCATAATTAGATGAAGTAAAATCCGCTATCTTTTAAAACACCTTTAATATTTACGTTTGAAAGATTAAGGGATGGTACATTGATCCTCATGTTTATTGTGTACTGACTTTGATCGTAATCTACGTTCACATTTATATTTAAAATGGAAACTCGTGGTTCAAACAATTCCGTTCCTTCAAAAATAACTTTTCCTATCAATCTGGCATTTGCTTCACTTAAATTTGTAAAAACAAATTGCATGAGATTTAAGCCATAAATGGGGTTAAGAATCTTTTGTCCCGGAAGGGTTGTAAAAAGGTTAAAAAGACTGTTTTTTATTGCATCCAAATCATAATCTGCCTTTAAATCCTTGATTTCCAGCTTTTTGGACAATTCCGTCCCACGAGTATAATTTTGTTCTAAATCAAACCGAATATCCTTATAAATGTGATCATCTATTTTGGGTGGTTGCTGTAAAAATGAAAGGTTAATAGATGCCATATTTTATAAATATTTAATATAAAAGTTTGTTTTTAAGGATAAATATTCATGATGAGAAAATTTACAAGTTTATACGAGTCATTCATTAGCCGATATACCCGTGGTGGATTCCTTACCGGGGATATTGTAAAATTTAAAGAAGGTGCTTTGAAAAATGAATGGTTCAAAAAACAAGGTTCTTCCATCCTTGAAAAGGCAAAACAGTTTGCTGATAGTGGTCTGCATATGCGTGTAAGCTCTGTAAAAACCCTTCGTCCTAGCAGTCAGCCTGGATTTGTTGAAGGAAATAACGCAGATGACTTTTATTGTGATGTTACACTCGAATTAGCCCCTGGATGTTATAAAGATTTCATGACTCTTCCTGCCGGAATTCTTGAATATAAAGATTATTATCCGAATCTTCCTGAAGTACCTGAAGGTTTGAGAAGGGATAATAATATCAATATCAAACCCAAAGAACTTGAAGAAGAAAAAGCCACAGCAGCTGCTATTCTCAATCCTACATATCAAACATCTCAGACAGATCGGGGCGATGGTAAAAATTCACCTTCTGAAATTGAATTAAAGAATACAAACGTAAAGATACCTTCCAAACCTGCTGAAGGTAGTAAGAATCCTAGTGTGGCTTCTTATACCTACGATTATCTTCCTAAGAGCTAATAATATCTTGTAGTTTGCAAACGCAGGAAGAAAAGTTTATTTCCTGATCCAATACCTGTTTACTACGATACAACGTTTCTGATAGTTCTAAAAAGCATTTCTTTTTCTTTACAATATCCATATCAGAATAGAAAATAACTTCGCATATTTTTTTGGTCAGACCATAATAATCAGAATCAAAGTTCTTTTCATTTTCTATAATATATTTTCTTACTGTCACAAAATCTTCTTTTGATAGTTTATTGAGCAATCCGGATGCAACACTTTCAAGATTTTGTACATTATCATTCAAATTAAAAGACAAATCCAAAGATGCTTGAAGTTCAAATATAATTTTACGAATATCTGGATAAAATGCTTTTACTTTTTTTGTAAGAATATCTTTGTTTTTATCATTTATTTCTATCTTTTCATTTTTTAAAATATTAAGACATCTTTCCAAACATGTTTTAACAGGAGGATTAGAAATGTTTATTTCATAAACCCGGCTACGAATAGGATCAATTACTCTGTTAATATCATTACAAGTAAAAATGAAGCGGTTGGTTTCGGAATACTCTTCCAACATGTTTCTCAAAGCTCGCATGGCATCTGCTGTAAACCCGTCAAACTCATCCAATATAACCACCTGAATAGATCCGTTACTGGGCATAAGTTGCAGGAAATTTTTAATTTCATCCCGTACAGTATCGATTCCTCGGGTATCTGATGCATTAATATACAAATAATCGCAACCTAGTTCTTTAACTATGATTTTTGCCAATGAAGTTTTGCCCATCCCTTGTTTTCCATAAAGCAAAAGATGCGTGATTGTTTTCTTTTGTAAGCAATTTTTTATGAATTCCCTAGTTTTATCATCCAAAACGATTTCTTCCAAATTTTGTGGCCGATATTTTTCCACCCATAGATTATTTGCAATATTCATATTAGTTGTAAATATATATGTTATGGATCAAAAAGTCGAAGTCAAGAATTTATTAGACCAGTTGAAGGATGTACAGGCATTGTCTGAATCGCCCAGACAACCCGAAATTAAACTGGAAAAAGACCAAGTTGAGGATTTTGTCATCCAGCAATCGTCTCGTTTGATAAAGGAAACAAATGAACTCATACTTTCAATGAAGGATTATATAGCCCACAGTCCTGAAAGCAAGGAAATACTAGCAATTTCTGAACTAATTAAAGCAAGTACAGCAGCAATAGACACTTTAAATAAAATTAATTTGAGTGAAAAGAAAAATCAAAATGCCAAAGAAATCAAAAAAATGGATATTGAATCTAAAAAGGAACTTAAAAATACTGAAAATGAAAGTCGCATGACTTTTACACGGGAAGAAATTCTGAAACAATTGATGCAATCTTCTGTTTCAATTGAGAGTGTTACTGTTGATGCTAAGAAATCGGAACCGTATCCAAAGCTCGCCGGTTCGTAAATGATGTCAAAATATCTGCGGCACGGCTTTTGAGTTGTGTTTGATACTGAACTTGTCCTTCCACTAATGTTGTTACGATTGTTGGTGGTACGACTTGAACATTTGTGGATTGGCTGTTTGGATTGTAATTTGAATAAAATTCATTTACTCTGAAGAAATCTGAAAATTCTTGTCGCAATTTTTGCGTAACATCATTTATACTTTTCATCATTCTTTGATAATGGTTATAATCAGGAATCATATTTTGTCCGTGTGATAAAGTATTTTCAGAAACTTTTTCTTGAAGATTAAATGATGAGTAACGGAAAAGACTATTAGAAGATTTTGAAAAGCTGGAGTTAACAATTTTGGCATTGTTACTGAGAGTATTTTCCATACCAGCACCATATAATGCAGGAACAGGAAGATTTTCCATATCTCGATCAGAAACCAATTGAGTCGATGAATTCGTATAATTGCTCATTCGTGCCAATGATCCAACACAATCTGATGGATTTCTATTAATTGTGGCATTTGGTCCCATTTCTAATCTTACTTGGTCTTGTACTTCAGAATATGTTGTTTTGTATTGCTTCAACCAATGAACAACAAAATCTGTTTTAAGACTTTTTAAATCAAGATTTTTAAAAAAGTCTGTTTTTGCTTTTATCGGATCGTTTGCATAATCTGTTTTCAACCACTCTAGATGAACATCCAATTCTTTAGGAAGATTACCAATATAATCTAAATAATTTGATGCGGACTTGTAAAAATCTTTTTTGAAAAAAAGATTAACTGATACCATTTCTGGATCTATTGTTTTAATATTATTCATGATACTTGACTGGTGAATTTCGGATCTTTATAGTTATAAGTTTTCACTGCAAAAATTTCATTATAATATTTTTGATCCATAAACACATGTTCGACACGAATGACCAGATATATACCCAAATTTTTATCATCAAAATAATTATCTGGTACACTGTTATGTCTTTGTATGCTTATGAATTGTCCGGCTTGACGACTTGTAACACCTTTGGTTCTGAATTTTATGCAATTATTTAAAAACAATGAAGAACGCAATATGGCATTACGACCAAAAGAATATCTTTGAGTTTGACTTTCGCTGCTGATAGTGAAAATATTTTGTATATTTTGTTGTTTAAGACGATATTGATTATTTGCAAGATTTGATGCGGGTGGTTTTCCACCAGATCCTTTTAAATTCTTAACATAATTATTAATATAGGTTTGTTGTGCTGATTCAATATCATTGTTCGAAAAGTCTATACGGAATGTGTTTGTGCTGAAATTATGACTATGTACAGGATGTGAAACAATCTTTTCTTGAGTATCCTTTCCTGAAATGTTGGTAAATTCATATTGATTTAATATACTGGAATCATTAAAAGTCATCATGTTTCCGGCAAAATCTGGAACTCTGGTTTGAACTGTGGAGGTTGTAGAATCGTCCATAGGCATGCCAAGGAAAAAACTTTCGAGCAGGGAGGGTCCAGCCGATTCACTTAAACCAAATTGAGATAAAGAAGGAGAATTTATGAATGCGGAACTGAACAAATCTTTAAAACTTTGCAATTTCCATTCTTCAGTATATCTTTCCAATCGCAAATAACAGTTGTCATAATCAGATTCAGACGAACTTACATGATAATCCAACAGATAATTCAAATCATCTATTGCTTTATATTGTGCAGGACTGCTATAAAATAATGTGCTTCCTCCAACATCCCATTTTCTAGAAATTTTAGGATTATATCCTTCTTCTGCATTAAAAACCTTTTTGATAAGATTTTGAATCGCAGTTCCTGTCGGTATTCCCCTATCCTGATTTGACAATTTAATAACTTCTTTGTTATCAAGATAATCGGATGTTGAAAAATATGCCTGTTTTTCATTCATTATTTGATAAGTCACATCATGAAAATAAAGCTTTTTATATTTTTCATTTAAAGTATTTCCCCGAATATCTTCAGAATTATAAATTGAAAAGGTAAAACGCATATTAAAAACAATTTTATCTTTTTCATTCATTTCACCTTTTTTAATTGTTCCAGGTTTAATTTCTGGCATGATATCAACAATTAGAAAATCCCTTGCATCACCTCTATAACGATATCCTTTGCCTACTGTTCCATTTAATGTTCCATCAACTAATGATGGAGTTTGAGAATAGCCTGGTTGCAGTGAATTTAATGATTCAATAACATCGAATTTATTATCGTAAATTAAATAACCTTCCTGATAGAAATTGCTGATATCGTCTTCAATATACAAAGTTTTGATTGCAGATTGTTTGATGCGCACCACATCATAATCAGGATTAAACAATAAAATGTTATAATAATATAAAATATCATTGATCTGAACAACCTGATCATTATAATTTTGAAGGTTGCTAATCGGGGCGGGCAAACTCATAAGTTAATATTTTTTTGTATTATATTTAAGACTGTTGCCAAATAATTTTTTCTAATAACTTTAAGTTCAGCTCCAGGTTCAACAAATTTTATAGGATTGTTTATTTTATTTACAAGACATATGAACCACCACAAGTCTATTGTTCCATATTGTTCATAACTTATGGTTGTCCACGGTATTTTTCGGTTTAATTTTATTATATAATAAAATTGTTGATCAATATTGTCTGGAACAATAATATTATTCAAAATATTATAAAAATAAATAGAATTCGGATCTTTATACAATTTAAAAATATTTTCATACCGTGTTGAATCCAAAGGAAACAAATCCGGGATATCATTTTGTTGTTTTCCAAAATCTATCATAATTATATTCCTCCTGTGGTGGTTACACTTACAGGATCTGCATTTAATGATGTGTAAAGGAAATTACGAGTTTCAGAAACCAATCCTTTAAGTGTGATTTGTATGCTATAACCATCTGGAATAATTGTATTAACACTGTTTTGACCTTGACCCAGACTGCTTTCATCCTTAAACGTTATATTCATTGGACGGCGAGATCCCTGGAATTGAACTTCTAATCTGCTAACATAAGCATATGGCATATATTTTATACCTGGAAGTGAAACTTCATAAATTACAGGCGGTTCAATCAAATCTCGTGTAAAACGTATAGGACGGTTTTGATAAACCATAAGATATATGAATTGCCAATTTCTTACCACATCCTCATAAGTGGCATGACCAGTATTCAAAAGAGGAAATTGGATGGTAACCTCATCTCCGCTATCTTGGAATTGATAAAATTTAGGTTTTTCAATATATGTTCCTGGTTCCATTATATTGATTGCTCCGGCTAGCATTTCAGCCTGGTTCTGAATTCCTCTGACAATACTTGCAGCTCCACCTGCATATATACCTTCACCTATACCTCCTACATTCGCATCACCAAAATCATTCGAAACACCATTTTGATAATCTTCAAAATAAGGAAGAACATATTCCCATCCTGTAGGTTCGGTAATGTATAAACCTTCATAAACACGCAACACATTTCGAGAACCTTGATTTTGAGGAAGACTAAAAAGACCATCACCTCCTAAGAAATTATTAAATTTTTCTTTAGCTCCACCTATTAATGAACCGAGTTTGTCTATGGTACTTCCGGT